TATCGTTTCGGTGATGTTTGTTTGAGCCGCTTGACTGCCGCCTTGCCGACCTTATCACTGCTGACGTTGACCTTCTCAACCACATCCTGCGAGTATTCAGCCAAGCCCTTGGCGATCTCGGCCGCCAACTGGTCAACGTTGATATTAGCCATCTGCTGCCACCCTCTCGCAGACCAGTTCCACCATTTCACTTTTTGACGGGTTACTGTAGGCCCGTATCAGCTTATACTTCACCCCGTCAGCCTCGATCTTGGTCTGGCCGCTATACTCATTCGTCCAGATTTTAAAGGTTCTTTCGGGTTTCAATCCAGCAACGGCTGCGTTGTAAAATTCAGACTGTCTGATGCCGGTTTCCTCGGCCCATACCTCATTTGTTGTTTCAGTCTCCACTTGATTGCCAATATCATCATCAGTCACAGTAATTGATACTAACTTAATCTTGAGATTCTGCAATATAATCACCTGCCAATGATAGGGCTTGCATCAAGCCGGTATAAGCTTTACAATACTGCTCGCCCTTGCCCATGTAGTCTTGCTGCCATCGGCAATATAGCTTGACTGCTTTAACGATTAAGGGCTGGGACTGATCACTTGTATCAATCCCAACCCTTTGTAAATCCATCAAAGCGGCGTCAATGTCGCCCTGCAGGTCAATATCAAGTGCGTTATTAGAAATTCTAAGGTTTTCTTTTACTGCTGCTAACATCACCGCCACCTCACTTAAACGATAATATACAGATCTAGCGATTTAGCGGTTGCCGATGCCTGATAGGTATTATCCTCATAAGCAGTAGTGGATACTGCCCAGGTACCTCCGCTTTCAGCAGTCGTGCCGCTATTATAGGCTTTGATAGTCGTGTCATGCGGCAACTTAAAGGGTACGCCCAGTTTTACACCATAACCAATGTCAACAGTTACGGTATCGCCACCCATAGCGGGTATTTCAACCTTCGTAACGCTTGCAAAAGCCTTACTCCCGGTAACGCTTCCAGCCGTACCAACTGTAAATGCAGGTAATTCCTCTGTAATTTCTTCACCACGCATATTCAAACCGGTGATTTTCACTTTTACGGCAAGTATTTCAGCTGCAGTAGTGGCCGCCACCGTTGCGGTTAAGTTTCGGGCACAGGGCGGCGCACTAAAACCCGTTTCTACTAAAGTAGCTTCGTCACTGCACTTGATAGCTTTGATTACTCCATCGGTATCAGCCGCACAGTTTTGCGCGGCTGACCATGCCAGGTGGGCAATAAAGCCTCTATCTACAAGCTCAAGGCCAATAGTTTGGCCCATTTCGGGATTATAAGCAGGTAATACCATTAATTCGTACCTCCTTAGCTAGATTTTTTAACCAGGGTAACAAGAGAGTTCTTATCGACCACTTTGCCGTCTACCAGCATAATAGCCTTTGTGATCTGGTCGTCGGTATCGTTGTCCTCATACTTCTTAATGGTCATTTGCAGGTTGGTATTGAGGACATAATCCTTCGGGTTAAACAGGAACGCAAAGGTTGTAGCAGCAGTTGGGGCTGCAGCGTAGTTACTCATATAATCGTTGAGGATTACGGGCCGACCCAGCAGCGTTCTTTCTGGTCTGCCAGCTATCCCATAAGTCACTCGGGCGATAGGCTGTCCTTCTGCATCAACCATACCTACAAAGCAGTTCATGAAGGTGTGTTTAGTCATAAACCATACAGCACCGTTTTCATAAGCCAATGGCAGGGCTGCCTCAGCGGCTAATAACTTATCAAAAGTAACCCTGCCCGCTTTGGTAATCTCAATCTTTTGACCGTCCGCAGGGGTTTCTGCCAAAATACCGGTCGGCTGATAATCGTTGCCACCAGTGCCGCTGATGATGGCCTGCTCCAGAGCCTTAGTCATGGCCTCAACCACATTGTTAATCAAGGTGGTCTCGAAGATGGCCAGGGTGACAGTATCAACTTCCAGGGATACGGACACAGCGCAGCGCAGCTTGTAATAATTAAAGGTTACGGATCCAGTGGGTTTGTTCTGCTTGGTAGAACCTGACCCCTCGGCCACCCAAGTTGCAGTCGGTTTAACGCTAGAAGTCGGGATAGCCAAGCCGCCCTTGTAACTGGTACGGGTGACTAGGGGCAGGATCATGCCGGTGGCTTCCATCTTCTCGACAATTTTTTCCATGACCGGGGCGGGGATCACATGGCCCACATCGGTGGTTTTGGTATTGGCATCGGTGTTTAATAAATTGGCCGGAATAGGCTCACCGGCTAAAACATTGCGCATGAACGCATTGCGGTATTCCAGGCTTGCATACAGGTTGTCTTTCGTAATAACTTCGGTGGTCATGTTCTCTATCACCTTTCCTTCCACAGTAGTAATCTTGTTTTCCAACGGGGTTACGGTGGTCTTGTCCTTCAGCGCATTTATGTTTGCCTGGGCCTTACACATAGCGTCATACTGCGCTTCCAGATCCTCTACGTCTTTCATTTTGTCCTCGTATTCTTTTAGTTGCCCAGCGTCAACAAAAGCCTCTGCTTCAGCCAGCAACGCGGTTCTTTGTTCTTGGTATTCCTGTTTAGTCATCGAGTATTTCTCCTCTCTTTCTCATTAAATTTATTTTTGCTTTTGCCTGAGACTTTTTGGCTAAAAGCAAATCCGCCTGATCTTCAAGCGGATTGGGGCTCTTGACGATGTTTCTGACTTTATCTATCACCGACTGGGGTATCAAAGGTGTCTGATAAGCTGCCACCAGTTTCAAATTCTGGTTTTCAGCTATCTTGTCAATCAGTCCCTTGTCTACGGCTTGCTGAGCGGTTAGCCAGGTTTCCTGATCCATCATCGCCAGGGCTTCCTTCTCACTCATGCCGGTTTTTGCCATGTAGGCCGCAGCGATTGACTTATTGGCTGTCTGCAGCACATCGCTGCTTTTATCCATGACGTGATAGTCCCCCTGAGCCCTGCCTGATACGTTATGTACCATGAACATAGCCGTAGGCGATATATCGCTTTTACCGGCGCAAGCAATCACACTAGCTGCCGATGCAGCAAAGCCGACAACATGAATATTGACCTCACCTTTGTAACTTCTTAAGGCGGAGTATATTTCAGACCCGGCAAAAATGTCTCCCCCTCCGGAGTTTATATACACTTCCAGGGGCTCCCCATTGGCCTGGTCGATTAACTTGTTTACATCGTTAGGGCAGGTCGCATCATACTCAAACCATTCGTAGATCCACTTATCGTCATTACTGACGATCGTGCCTTTTATGTCGATTCTCAACCTTTACCACCTCCTTTGACCACGGCTGTATCAAGCCGCCGGATAGGCTCATCGCCGCCACTCACGGGCACTAGATTAAATACTTCACGCCATTCATTAGGCGTTAGGGCGCCTCGGTCAACCATCTGAGCCAAGTTTAGCTTAGTCTGCATACTGGCCGTGGCCAGGTTAGCCGCCTCGAATAGTATCCGATTCCCGAATCCACGTTCTCTCCGACTGAATAGCTTCCGGGTAAATTCATTGCTAAGTTCAATTACCATCGGCTCAACCTCGGCCTCGTAATAAGCGTTCCACCCGTTTTCATCGTAGTCACTCTGGACTATTTTCTGGTTGGTGTTAAACAGTGAATAAATGCGCTGCGTGGTCTTGTCCATCTGCGTGGCATTGGGAACATAGTCTTTAGGATCGATTTGCTGGGCTTCTGCCTTGGCATCTGTAGCAGCCACCCCGGTCCCGGAGTTTTCTATACTGAGAAAGTTTGTTGCAAAATCCGTCGCCCGGTCTTTCAGATCCTCGGGGCGCATTGTCGAGGTAAATTTAAGCAGCCACCGAATGATCCCACCATTTTTAATGGCTTTGACTATGCCCTGGTCGGTAGTGGTGACTATCTCCATCAGTGGGGCCAGCGCCGGAGCTATTGGATCTCCAAAAATATCGTTGTTATTGAAATCCTGCCGCAAGTGGATTATGTCAGCATAAGGGAAGGTATATATTTTCCCGTTTGCAAACATGAATTTTAGATACAGCGTATACTTCTTGTCGTAAATCGCCTCAGCTGACACTGCCGGGATAGGATAGATCTCGGTTGGATACCCGAACTCATCCCGGATAATAAGAGCAAAAGCATTATTATTGAGAACCAATTGGGACGCCAGCTTCTCCTGCAGCTTCTGCCCGGTCATGTATGGATTCGGCTCTTCTAGTAGAAATCTGATGTAGGGCTCCGGATTGACTTCTAGCTTTCGGCTGCCGTCTTTCTGGATGGTCTGCCGCACATGCTTTGCCACCAGCTTTCCTATAGCCTTTACTTTAGGCCGCATAGCCGCCCGGACGATATCGGACTGATAAATCTTGCCATTCCAGGCATAAAAGCCATTCCCTCGCTCAGTCACCAATTGATATTTAGTTTGTTGTGTGGGTTCCTTGTTCCGTAATCGGTCAAACAATCCTATGGAATTCACCCCCTTAAATCAGGCTTTGATACTCAGCCAGCCTATCCTGTAACACCACATAGGCGTTTAACAAGGCTGCTGTGCCATCAATGCGTTTAGTTCGCTTAGATGTCTTACATGGCTGTATATTGCCGTTTTTATCCTCCTCAATTGCTGTGTTCGCCAGGCACCACTTAGTGATAGGGTTATTGTTGTAGTTTACAAGTTTACTTTCCAAGTCAACGCCCAGCTGCTGCATAGGACTGGATAAAGTTTTCTTACCTTGGATAACCGGGATCATAGATTCTTTCCCAAAGGTTCCCTTCATTTCTTCAACCCAGTAGGTAGCTGACCAGCTATCATAACCTACCCATGGGATATAAATATCGAGTTCATTCTGTACTTCCAGAAACCACTCGGTTACATACTTGGCATGAACCTTGTTGCCCGGGCAAGTCCTGACCAGGCCTTGTTCAATCCAAAGGTCATAGGGAATCTTATCTTCCTTGACCCTCTGCTCTACTAACTCCTCAGCTATCCAGTACATACCCAAAGCGTATATGTGCCGGTCCCCTGGCACCATAAAAATAACGGCTGCCGCAGTCAGGTCGGTTGTACTTGATAGGTCAGCGCCGCCGATCCCGTACCTGGGCCGTAATTCCGCCAGGTCAAAAGTATCGGTATTGTTCAACTGTTCAAACGACAGCCAGGCCTCGGAGCTGGTCTCCCGGATATTAAATTCTTTACAGACCAGGTTTTTTACCAGAGCCGGATTAGCCTGGGCTTTTTTCACCTTCGCTGTCAGCTGCTCAAGGCTCTTAATGGTTCCTAACCCTGGGTTTGCCTTCTTCCAGCAAGCCGGGTCAATCCACTCTTTGCGGTTGTCCAACTCATAGATAAAAGCTATAAAATGTTCATCTTTATAGCCGTTCTCGTCGAAGTAGCCATTGATTACTCTTTCGGCTTCTTCGTACTTCTGATCATATAGATCTTCTCGTATCGTTCCAGCTGTTGAAGTCATATAAATAAGCGGCTGCTCTCTGGCACTGGTACCATCGGCAATTATGTCATATAATGCTTTTCCTTGCTTCCACTGGTGGATCTCATCCATGAGACCTCCGGAAACATTCAACCCATCAAGGGTGTCACTATCACTGGCCAGCGGCTTAAATACACCATCATTGAAGTCGCTCACTAATTCGGCAACCAAGGCCTTGATCCGCTTACGCAATGCCGGCGACTTGTTCCGCATACGCCTTGCTTCGCCCCAAATAATTTTTGCTTGGTCACGCTTGGTTGCCACTGCGTACACTTCGGGTCCTGGCTCATTGTCGCCAACTAATAAATACAGACCAACGATAGAGGCTAACAAAGACTTCCCATTTTTCTTGCCGACTATGAGTAATGATTCCCGGTACTTTCTGCATCCGGTAATATCTATGAATCCAAAGACCGTGGCTAGGTGTGCTTTTTCCCAGAGTTCAAGCCTTACCGGCTTGCCGCCCTCTTTACCTTTGGAATGTTTGCAG